ACCTGTTCGGCACATTTGATCCTAACACTGGACTGCGACGATACACGACAGCCTACATCGAGGTGCCACGCAAGAATGGCAAGTCACAATTTGCAGCAGGCTTGGCACTGTGGCTGTTGTGTGGTGATGGTGAAAAGGGAGCACAGGTTTATTCGGCAGCATTCACGCTCAAACAGGCCAGTCTGGTATTTGCGATGGCAAGCCAGATGGTGCAAGCAGACTCGGCACTATCGACGTTCTGCAAAGTGAGAAAGAACACGCGAACCATTTACTATGAGAACAGTGGCAGTTTCTATAGAGCGATACCACGTGACGACAAGGACGCACATGGCTTGAACGCACATGGCATCATCTTTGACGAGCTGCATAACCAACCAGATAGGAAGCTGTGGGACACACTACAGACCAGCCGTGGAATGCGTACCCAGCCCATGACGATTGCGATTACCACAGCAGGACACGACAGGTCGAGCATTTGCTATGAGCTACACAAACAGTCTAAGGCAGTCATTAACGGCGATACGAGCGATCCTACGTTTTACCCTTGCATTTTTGCGGCACATGAGGAGGACGACTGGCAAGCAGAGGCTACCTGGCAGAAGGCCAATCCATCACTAGGCCACACAGTCAGGATGGACTACCTGCGGCAGGAATGCGAGCGTGCGAAGCAGACTGCGAGCTACGAGAACACATTTAGAAACCTGCACCTAAACCAGTGGACAGAACAGTCTGTGCGTTGGCTACCTATGCACGCATGGGACAAATGCTCTGGAGAGCTACCAAATCGAGAACTGACCTGGCACATGGGTGTGGACCTGGCAGAAACGCGCGACGTGCCAGCTGTGGTGATCGCAGCACAGGACGAGGAAACAGAGAAAGTCTACATCAAGCCATTCCTGTTCATGCCTGCTGAGGATAACAGTGCCAGGAGTGCTCAGGACAAACTGAAGCTGCACAACTGGGCTGATCAGGGTTACATCGAGCGACTACCTGGTGAAAGCGTAAATGCACGCACGCTCTTGCCAGAGATACTCAGCATCGTTGAAGCGTACAACGTGCAGTCCATAGCGTTTGATCCATACAGAAGTCGTGAGCTAATCAATGACTTAATTGAGCATGGCTATCCAGAGGATCAGTTAGTCAAATTCCCTCAAACAATGTTGAACTTTGCGGAGCCTTCAAAAACGTTTCTCGACTTGGTCCATACCAAGCGACTGGTCCATGATGGTAACGAGGCCTTGCGATGGATGGCTGCAAATGTGGTTGTGGCTGAAGATGGCAATGGCAACGTTAAGCCAATGAAGAACAAAAGCCAAGATAAGATTGACGGCATTGTGGCTGCGATCATGGCCATTCGAGAAGCGACAATACCGACCAATGACCTAATGCCCCAAATATTCTAAGGTGACGCGATGACATATCTGGTAGCTGAAGATGGCATGACGCCACTGATTAGCAACTCTCTGGCGAGTCCACAGGAAATCTTTTTCGAGTCGTTCAGGCATCGTGAGGCTGACGCTGGCATCACAATCAATGAACGCACAGCTCTGACATACAGCAGCGTCTACCAGGCTGTAAATATCATCAGTAACGACGTGGCACGTATTGCACTGAACATCTATGAGCGATTGCCAGACGATGCACGCGAAAAGCGACGTGAGCACCCTGCCTACAAGCTGCTAAACCAGCGAGCGAATCGCTACGTGTCTGGGTACTACTTCAGACAGACGCTGATGGCACACGCGCTACTGCATGGCAATGGCTACGCGCACATCGTGCGTGATAACCTCGCCAGGCCTATTGGCCTCGAGATACTGCCAGCCCAGTACGTGGAGCCAGTGGTCACAGAGGACAATAGGCTGGTGTACGACTACCAGGAAGGCAGGACCAGCATACGCTATGCCTATGACGACATTTTCCACATCAAGGGCATGGGTGACGATGGAATCCAGGGTCACAGTGTCATCAAGCTGGCCAAGAACAGCTGGGGCATGGGGCTAGGTGCAGAGAAGCATGGGAATAAGCACTTCGCCAAGGGTGGCAGGCCTAACATCGTGCTCAAGACTGCTGCCAGGCTCGACAAGCAGCAAGCTGACACACTACTGGACAACTTTGAGCGAAGGCACAGTGGCTACGATGGTGCTGGAAGGCCTGCACTGGCTTCTGGTGGCCTCGAGGTGGTGCCACTAAACATCAGCAACAGTGAAAGCCAATGGCTACAGTCCAGGGCTTTCCAGCGTGTTGAGGTGGCGTCTTGGTTTAGCCTGCCACCACACAAACTGGGCGACAGCAGCCGCATGGCCTACAACAGCATCGAAGCTGAGGAGCGATCCTATGTCAGCCAGACGCTAATGCGTTGGTTTAAGGCCTGGGAAGTGGAAGTAGCCAACAAGCTGATGACACAGCGAGAGGTGGACAGTAACTGGTACGCAGAGCACAACGTGGACGCACTAATTCAGGGTGACTTTGCGACACAGGCCAACACTGCTGTGCTCCTGCGGAACGCCATGATTCTGACGCAAAACGAGGCTAGAAAGAAATTTAACCTGCCAAGTGTTGAGGGTGGTGACACGTTTGAAAACCCTGCAACGTCCTCTGGAGCGCAGCAAAGCGACCAGCAGGCAGAACCAGCACAGAACGCAATTAAGCTGCCAGAGGCTACGCTGAAGGCTCACAAGGCACTCATTAGCGATAGGATGCTGCACTTCGTCAAAACAGAGGTAGCACAGCTGTGTCGGCTGGCCAAGCAGAGCAAGAACGTCATCAAGAGCGTGCAGAACTACTACGAAACGTGGCAGGACAAGGTCATAGAAGGCCTGACACCCTGCGTGACAGCGTTTGAGAGCCTTCCAGGTGTTAGTGCCAAGTCTGACGTCAGAAGCGTCGTGAATGGCTACTGTGTCGAATCATGCCAGTTAGTGCTTGAGCTGCTGGCCAATGGTACGCCACGTGACATGCTGGAGGACGAAGTCAAGGAGCTAACCAAGAACTGGGCCGATACTCGAGTGGAACCAATTACCAACCAACTTATTGAGGGTTAGCTATGAAAGACGCATTTATCAATAGGATCAATCACCTGCGACAGTTTGGCATCAGCGAGAAGACAGCACACGCGCTGGCTGCACCACAGAACAGCGACAGTCGCATGGAATGGCATAATCTGGACAGCGATAATCCAGAACTGTACATCTACGAGCAGATTGGCTTCGACTGGATGAGTGGCGAGGGTGTGTCTGCGATGCAGTTTGCCGAACAGCTCAACAACCTGGAAGGCAAAGACCTGACTGTCAGAATCAACTCGCCAGGTGGCGATGTGTTTGATGGTGTGGCCATTTACAACCAGCTAAACACTTACACAGGCCACGTCCATGTCATTGTGGATGGTATCGCAGCGAGTGCTGCCAGCATTATTGCGATGGCTGGCGATAGGGTGAGCATGGCTCAAACAAGTCAGCTGATGATTCACGATGCGTGGACTATGGCCATGGGCAACGAACAGGCAATGCGTGAGATAGCTGACGTGCTGGAGAAGATTGACGACCAGATAGCTGGCGTCTATTCCATACGATCAGGCAGACGCAAAAATACGTGGCGTGAGATTATGAACAAAGACACGTATTTTACGCCAGAAGAGGCCATTGAAGCCAAACTGGTGGACGATGTGCTGCAGACTGCTAAGAAGAAGCCAAAGGCTGAAAAACAGGAGCCAGAGCACCCTGGAGAGCCTGCACCACGTCCAAAGGGCAGAAAAGTAAATCTTATTTCTGCAAAATTACCAGCCATTCGATTGGTTTAGGGTCTATATACTAGTTAGACACACGTATGCACATCGTCCATGCGTGTTTTCAAGCGTGACTACCAAAGCGCAGTCATCAGCTTGGTGCGTTTTTTCGTATCAGGCCAGGGCTGCGTTTTTTGTTTGGCCTTGGCAGTTTTTGCACAGGGACCAACAAAATGAAGTCTGCTAAGGAATTACGAGAGGACATTCGCAATCTGCTTGTGGATGCACATGCGATCAGCGAGCTGGCGAACAGCGAGGATCGTGACATGAGCGATGAAGAGTCAAAGCAGTTTGACAGCATCATCGCATCTGTTGGAAACGATGGCCTAGATGGTGAGCCTGCCAGTGGCATGTGGGCCAAGGTAGAACAAGCTGAGAAGCGTGAGAAAATCGCTAATCAGCTCAAGGCCAAGCCTGAAAAGGACGCTGGCGTTGTCGAGCGACCCAAGGCACACGCACAGCCTATTCGCCACGTTGGACGTTTGCGAGCGTTTAAGGACGCCCAATCTGCCTATGATTGTGGTCTGTGGTTTAAGGGCTATGTTCTGGGCGACCAGGACGCACGCCAGAAGGCACAAGACAAGGGCATCTATGCTGCACAGACTGAGGGAACTGCCAGTGCTGGTGGCTATCTGACGCCAGATGCGTTGTCTGACGCTGTTATCAACGTGCGTGAGACTGCTGGTGTGACGCCGGCTTTGGTGCGTCGTGTGGTTATGCCATCTGACAGCTTTGATTTGCCAAAGCGATCCAGTGGGCAGACTGTCTACTATCCTGGCGAGGCGTCAGCGATTACTGCTTCTGACAAGACGTACGCACAGGTCGCTTTGACTGCCACCAAGCGTGCTGTCATGACTCAGATTTCGAATGAGTTGATTGCAGATGCCCTAGTCAACGTCATGGACGACATTGCCTCTGAAGCTGGCCACGCGCTCGCCTACCAGATGGACAAAGAGTTGATCCTGGGCGATGGCACCAGCTCCTATGGTAGCGTCACTGGCTTGGTCAGTGGCGTGGCAGCTGGAAACACTGTCACGCTCGCATCGACCAAAACTGCCTTCACCGACATTACGCTGGCAGACTTGCACAGCTGCGTGAGCAAAGTGGGTGAGAAGTTCTTCCAAGAATCCCAAATGGCTTGGATCATGCTGCGTAGCACCTACGCAGAGGTGGTCCAGCAATTGGTCTATGCTGCTGGTGGTAACACTGTAGACAGCATCACTGGTGGACAGCGTCCTGCCTTGTTTGGCTATCCCATTTTCTTCACTGACCACATGCCTGCATCTGCTGCAAGCAAGTTTGGCGTGTTCTTCGGCAACTTTGCTGAAGCTGCCGTCATGGGTGATCGTCAGGGAGTGGAAGTGGCCACGAGTGCTGACTATGGCTTCAACTTGGACGTGATGACTGTTCGTTTGACCAGTCGCTATGACATCAACGTTCATGAGAACGACGCCTACGCTGGCATCAAGACTGCAGCCTCTTAATAGCTGAAAGGTGGCAGGTCAGCTGTGTGTAGAGA